ATTCGTTATTATTGCCATCCGCAGATTATGCGAGCGACTGCCATGCCGTTGCCGAAGCGTCGTGGGATCAAGAAGTAGTGATCAATATAATCGCGAAAACCAAAGGAACAATTTTTTAAAACCAAAAGCACAACTTTTGAGTGCTGGAAAAATTCCCTTTGATCGCTAGATTTCCACTCCTTCAGTCAAGAGCTGACGCTTGAGCTGATCTCTCTCTCGTTCTGCTCTCTCTGCTCGCGCTAAAGTAGTGCAAAGAACCTGACGAAAGCGAGCTGTCAGACGCTCGCGATAACCTTCCAATTGAATGCTGTTTGAATCCTTTTCGTTTGCCATTTGAATGATGTTTAAATGTGTTTAAGATATTACCTGTACAAAGAGCACCGCTTTCGATGGTTGCCTGTTCTCGTGCTCTTCGTCTTCACCGACATTCGCCGAGTCTGTCTGCGTTATGTTCACCGTTCTCCCAGTCCCATCTTCAACCGTTCCAGCTCCTCCTGTCGCGCTCAGTGTCGTCTTGTCATAAGACACGTTGTGCTCTGGCAGTTGCGCCTCTGTCAGCGACACGTTCTCCGCGCCGAAGACATCATTCAGGCTATAGTTCGAAGCCACTCCAGCAGGAAGAGATCCCGCTCCTGTGTTCTTCCCCGTGTCGATAGCTCCAACTGCTGCCAGTCCTCTCATGTCAATAGTCCCGTTGTTCCCGTTGCACTTAGCAAGTCCAGCCGCTGCTGTGCCAACCAGTCCCAGTCCAGTATTGTCGAAGTTGTCCAGCGTTCCCGTCCATATGAAGACAGAACCCACTCGCATAAGCCTGCCAGACAGCTTAGCCTCCAGAAGAGCCATCTGCGTCGTCGCGTCCAGCTTTAGGTGCTCTGATGCTCCTGGATAGTTGCTGCCCTTCTGTAGAGCCATTACTCGCTTCATCTTCACGTTCCTGCCGACTCCTTCCGTGTTGTTCGTTGGTGTCGCATCCACGAAGCTCTCAGTGATCTCCAGCCAGGCAACCTCCGAAGCCAGCCTCACGATAGACGAAGACTCCACCGCGAACGGCTCGCCAGCAAATGAGACATGGCCAGCAGCGATGCTGACCGTCACATTGCCACCATCCACCGCTTCACTCACGGCACAGCCGCTGATGAAGAAGCCATTCGAGTCAGCCGTGAAGCTGCTCAGTAATGACTCGAAACCTCCCAGAATACCTGCGTGTTGGAAGTCTCTCGTGCTCCTTGTCGGGATCGAGTCCCCTCTTTTAAAATCAATTTTATTCATTGCCTAGTATATCATATGGTGAATTAATCTCTGTTGCTACTCCGATCCCAAAGGTGAAGATTCGAGGCCGTAAGCCTGCGAAACGGTACACATCAAGCAGCTCAAGCATCTCTTCAGGAATGAACTCCAGAGCCGCTGGCACCATGACTTTAAACTCATAATTGACCTGAATAGAACTATTCACGTCAACCGCGTCCCAGATGAAGTAGTCAGGGATCTCGCCGTCGTCCTTCAGATAGGCGTCTGGCTGCTCGCCGTCGTCCTTGATGAAGAGCATCGGCAGCTTGTCCACGGTCTCGATGTAGATGCCGCGATCTATCGCATCCCAGCCATCATTGAGCAGCGCCTCCAGCGAGTGCTTCAGACCGTTGTAGCCATACTCGTGCGTCACCTCGTCGCGCAGCGTCTGGAAGTCGGTGTCGATGGATCTGATCGGCTTAATTAGCGCGAAGATCCACTCCTGCCACTTCGGGAGCCGTGCCACTTTTGGCAGCATCCGCTTGATCAGCTTGGTGTAGTTGGGGTTATACATTGGAACTCTTAAATTCTAAAGTTTGGCTCAAGGCATAACTGGAGTCCACCACCATGTGGCCCGCGTATGTACTATAAACCCTCGGCACGTTCACAAATGTCGTGTTTCCATCTATACGGATGCCGACCTCTACCACCAGGAAGTCGATCACGCCAGCGATGTCGAGCACCGCTTCGCGCATCTTATTGATCGAAAACACTCCATTGAAGTCGAGGTCTGCAATATATTGCACGATTGCCGCCTCTGCGTTGCTCTGTATCTGTGGAATCCCTTGCTTCGCGTCACATACCACCGTCCCGTAGATCCTGGCCTTGTCAGCCAGGGCGCTCCTCACTTCGATGTTCATTGGTGGCTTCAGCTCGTCGAAGTAGTCCTGGAGACCATTCCGCTCGTCGCTGGTCAGTACCGTGTAACCCGTGCCGCTTTGTTTCACCGCCTTGACGATGGCCTTGTAAGCCAGCTCTGTCACGGCAGCCTTGGCCACGATCTGCGCAGATGCGTCGATAGGGTCATAGGTAGCATCCAGCGATGTGAAGACCAGGTCATCGCCATACTGGAACGCCAGCGCCTTGGCTACCAGCCAGCGCTTGGTTCCGAAGTGTCCATCTTTTGCCAGTGCTTTGGTGTCGATCCTGAAGATCTCCCAGAGCACTCGCTGCGTCCACATGGCATAAGCCACCACCCACTTGATGAGGCGATGGCGACCAACCTTGCTACCGCTCCCCACATCGGCGAGCAGAGAGACCGCCGTGTCGCCCGTGGCGTCCAGATCACTTAGACTAGACTGAACGGTTTGCGATGCGGTTATTTCGTCATATATTTCTTCAACTGTTTGCATTGCGTTAAGCGTTAAGGATGCGAATCAAAAATGAGGCGGCAGACTCTGCTGGAGGGTCTGCCGTGTAAAAGTCACACGACACTCCCAAAGCGTCCCATTTTTCTTTATATGCATTCGCGTAGTTAGGGTGGTGGATAAGCGTCCCAAAAGTGACTGGATCGGTAGAGGCGTCATAGTTTGACAAATGCAAAGAGATCCCAGAAGGGTCGGCGTTCTTTACCAAATCCATGCGGCGCGCATAATTGTATATTTTTCTAGTCTCAAAGTCTTCCGCGTCGGGAGTCGTGGGAGCTGGAAGTCCAAAAAAATGATAGCAGCGTTCTTTTGTCTCGGCGGAGGCTTCGAGAATACCCTGGAAGGTCAGAGAGCTAAAATATCTTTCCCATCTAGGGATGTCCAGAGTCTGCGGTCGATACGTTGCCACAGCAATAGGTCGGCAGCTCTCGACCTTGTAATTTGAAGCGGTCGGAATGCCAAGCTCTGGGCCTGACAAGAACATACAAATGGAGCCGCCAGCACTGTCACCGTGGAGACCGAGCTTAGTCTTGTCGATTCCCAGCTCTTGCGAATTGTAGAGGATTCGCTGGACTGCATTAGCGCCGTCGCGCATACACTTCTTTATACCAAGTGTCTCGGAGTTATCGGTGGCAATGAATCTATAATTAACCGTGCAGACCGCTATATCTGCGTTTATTAAAGCAGTTAAAAAAGTCCTTTGCTCCGAAAACTGCCAGAAAGCAGACTTATCTCCAGAAATGAACCCACCACCATGAAACAAGATCGCGACAGGCTTCACCGCAGCGCCGCCGATGGGTTTAAAAAAGTCGAATTTATTCCTATCGAAGCCATAGTAAGCAACGTCTTGGTAAAAAGTAGCATTTAACGAAGCCACCTCTGTGGGCAGTGTGTTTGCTGTTCCTAGTATAGCCATTTTTTTCTTTTTCTATGTTTGTCTTTTTCTAAAAATGAAGGCCACCTCTGGTCTGCTGACACCTTCACCAGCAGCCACGGCTGTAGGTGTTAGCTCCGCCTTCAGTGATGTGCCTGGGACGTTCACGTTCAGCAAGAAAGTCGTCTTTCCGCCGCCAGTGTATGTCTCAGTGTGGATAGTCGTCCCAGCACCAGTGGTGCCTGTGTAGAGCCGAACACTACCCGCCGAAGTCCCCAATGAGTTGCCGATACACATCCCGACAAGCGTCCATTCTCCGTCCAAATATTTCACACTATTACCCGCGCCAGTTATGCTCGAATGATTAAGCTGCAAAGCGGTATCAATAGTCGCAGAGGCTTCGTCGTCATAAAATAATATTTCACGAGTGTACTCAGATAGCCACTTGCCTCGTGACTGGTCAAAGTGGAACATGAGGCCCAGATCCTTTCTAAAGTGCTTTTGATAATCGCTAGGCGTTAAAGGGAAGGCGGCGCTCTGCGGCTTTCCCGCGCGCTCTACATCATATTCACTGTAAAGCTGGCCGACTGGGCCAGGAGCCAGGTCTTCCAGATCCAGCTCAGTGACACCAGAAGAAGGAAAGACACCATTAACGCTCCGCTCCTGCATCTGCCATGATCCGTCTGGCATCTTGGTGAGCACATTGCCAGGAAGTCCCGCCTGCGTGACCATGTTCACGCTCTCGGTGAGATTAGTCGTGTCGATGCTGAAGGCTTTCGTCGAAGATCCCTGAGCGTAAAAATCGTATTTTTTAGTGAGTGCGCTGATCCTAAAGCGTAGCCGACCGCCTGCGGCATCCTCCACTTCCATCTCTGCCTCAGATTCGCGGGCCTGGAATCTTATCACGTCGCCATTCGCTTTGGTATAGCTCAGCTCAGAATACCGCGAGCCGTCCAGAATGAGCTTAGCCACCTGGCCCGTCTCCGACACAACAGACTCCACCTCTACGGCCTTGTCATTGACGGAAGCCTCAGACTCAAGCTCCAGAGCATAGTCTAGTCCCATCGCTGCAATAAATTCGACAATAGTCTGAGCAGACACTTCATGCGTGCCGCCCAGATCAAGTCCTGAATCTTTATTACGGAAGTGTGCCAAGCTCAAAGAGTTGATAGCCGTCCAGACTGCCGCATTCACCCCAGGAGTCACACCCGTCTGATCAGTGTCGCTCACAAATACCCACAGAGCGCTGTCATGTTTCACGATCACCTCTTCAGCGGCTACATAGGTAGTGCCCGCGCCATACGCTGGGAACTGGTTCAGAAGATAGTCGTCTGGCTCACTTATAACACCCCAGAGCGTCTGGACTATAGATACCAGCGCAGCCTGCAAGACAGGGCCAGTGATCTCCTCGTTCCCGTTCGTCTTAATCGCGGCGGTGATGCTCGCCTGGAGTTGATTAATTAAAAAATTGCTCATTGTCTAGTCGGTATAAAAATCATTGTTAAAATCAGCGTTAAAATCTGAGGCTTGCGGCTTAGGCGCGCCCGTATTCTCGTCGCTCACGGGGTGCATCCCTAGCTTGCGCACGGCTGCCAACATCTCAGCATTCTCAGCCACGGGCCGCACTCTGAGCTTCATTCCTGCGTACAGATAGGAGTTGAAGCCAGCGCTCAGCGAGTCACGATTGTCGAGGAGGAGGCTCATCACGCCCTCCACTCCACCGTAGTGCTCCAGCGCCAAGTCTTCCAGGCTCTGCTGATTTCGCACCGTGATCTCCTTAGTCTCCGCCATTGATTATCGTCTTTAAATAGTCTTTGATCTCGTTAAAATTCTTTCCATCTCGCTGAAGCTGGAGGCGCACAGATCGCTGGATCTCCTCAGCAGACTGCTGGCTTCTGATCCTGCTCACCATATTGCACCCCGTCAGCGGGTCGCTCTTCAGCTCGCCCTGGTTGATCGAGATGATCATGGCCACGTCGTCCGTCAGAGCGTCGCTGAAGACAAAGTCTCCCGCCTCGATCTTGAGGTCGCCATCGTCGTCTAGTTGGTAGTCGTTAGCCATGTTTTATCGTTGTGCTTTGTAGTTGGTTCGCGGAGGTTGAAGTCAGTTTAAAGGCGGCATAGGGCAGCGGCACAGGTGGCGCACCCACAGCTCCAGACACGGCCACAGGCAGCAGAGAGATGTAGTCGATCAAGGCGTTCACCTTAGTCTCGTGTTCCTTCAGCCTTGCGGCAATGTTGGGAGCGATAGCCATGCCTCCATTCTTGTCTCCATTCATGCGGCAGCTCTTCCACTGGTCGGCATGAATTAAGAAGTAGGCCGTGGCCTTGTTCTCAATGACACCGATCAATACCTTCGAACCCACCACAGGCTCGATGATCATTCCCTGGAGGCCCAGCAGCACATTGTAGTATTTCACAGCACTCTCGTCGGCATCTGCCACGGTCATCGTGGTGGCGGTCACGCTTTCCACGGTCGCCCAGACAGTCTGCACAGGCACCGACCGCTTCATCTCCTCGCGGAGCGCTTTTGTAAAGTCATCAAATGGCCCCATCGAGTGTCAGTTTTCGTGAGTATTCAGGCGAGGCGTCGAACTTGATCTCCATCTCCTCGATGAGGACGGTCGTGTTCCTTTCGGGAAATTGCCGAGAGACCACCTTTGCAAAGTCAGCGAAGTCGGCAGCGGGAGATCCGTATCCCGTGAGGGTTCCTTCGTATCCCGTGTACTTAAATTTGTCCAGATCGAGCAGGGCCAGCTTCCGCAGCTCTGCCTCTGATGCAATGGCAAAGTAGCTGAGCTTTCTGATCTCGCCGTCGTCATCGCCCACCGTTACCGTGAAGCGCTCACCATTAGCCTGGACACTTGTCGCCTCCACTTTGATGCGGATCTCGTCGGCGTCTTTATAGGTGAGACTGTCCTCTTTCACCAGCTCCTCGATCACATAGGTGTGAATCGTAGGGTCTGAATTGAATCTTTTACCACAGTAGACCACGCCTTTCTTCATAAAGGTGTAGAGACTGAACTCATCGCTGAGATACTTCAGCACCTCGCCCACTGTCACCTTCTTGAATGCTTGCGGGCCGATGGTTACGTCCAGCGCATCGACTTCAATACTCTGCGGGATCAGTTCGCGCAGCAAGGTGGGAACGTGGCAGTCTTCGAAGCTCTTCGAGTACTGCGCCTGCTGGATGAGATACATCTCATCGCGGCAGACTATCTCCACAGGGATACCCGCACCCACAGAGGTCACGGTGCCACGGAACTCCTCGATCATCTCGCCATTGTATCCCAGACTGATGGTCACGGGATCGTTCCGTTTGATGAAGGTCTTGATCTCTTTATCGCGTAGCTCTGTCACGCGCCGAGGCAGCACGATGGTGGCCACCTGGGAGATCTCGCTCACGCGCTTCTTGATCGTGACGGAGTGGATCCTTCTGATCGAGAAGTCGCCGAATGTGATATGTGCAGCCATTGCTAGGTTCATCCCTTGCGTGTTCTTCGTGCCTCGCTCCAGTCGCTGTACTTGCCGTGGGCATATTTCCACGCGGTAGTTCCTGCACCCTTAGCGAAGGCACCAATAGCACCACCTACCAGGGCGAGAATGATCACCTCGATCAACTTGGACGGCGGCACCGCCAAGACAACCAGAGAGGCGCCTCCGATCATGCTAGATAAATGTTCTGCCATATTTCTGAATATTGTCATAGGTCAAAGAGGTCTCTAGGGTCGTCACTTTCGCCACTGATCTGGAAGGCCATCACTCGATCCCTGCCGATCTGCTGCGTCATTTGGATCTCGTTGATGTCCATCCTGAAGATGTTCAAGTCCTGGAAGAGTTCACCTTCCACCTCGATGCTGTCAGCCAGCTCCTCCCATTCCATGAGTATGTTCTTTTGATCACGCCAGTCGGTGGCCTGTGGATGAGAGTCGTCGTCGAAGAAGATCCCTGTGATGGTGATCATCCAGTCGTCGTGGCCATACAGTTCTTTGACACTGCTCTGGCTGGCCACCACTCGCGTCTTCTTCTTGATCTTCTTGCGTCTGAACTGAGCGATACACGAAGCGGGAAGAGCGAAGTCTCTCATGTTTTTCTCTACTACTTCACCGCTGCGGCTGTAGATGTTGTACTTGCCCGCCTTGAATGTGATCGGGAAGATGATCGGCGTCCCCATTGCACTCAAACGACGGCCTTCAGTAGCTTCCACCACCTTCACACCACCGTAGTCGATGCGCTGACTCTTGGAGCCAAACTCTGGCGAACCATATCGGATCAATGGCTGGCCAAGGATGGCGCGCGCGAACTCTGCTATGTTATAACCGAGCGGCATCAGCTACCCAGCGCGAGGCCGTTTCTTATTTTACCAGTTAGGATCTGAGCCACGAGAGTCGCGGCTTCTTCAGCTCCTGCCTGGAGGTTCTGTGGTAGATTAAATTCCATATTTATGTCGCCGATGGTCATGGTGATGATCTTAGAAGAGCCACCGCCCTCGATACCGCTTTTTGATTGTTCAATTGACGCGCCTCCAGGAGTTGATCCGTCTAGGTTCAAATCTTGGGGAGCGAATGGCGGCGCGTTCATGCTGCCAGATGCTCCAGCCTCTTCGCTACCCATTCCTACTCCTTTCATATATCCCTCTCGGCCTGCGCTGATCGCGTCGGCCACTGAATCATCGAACATGATCCCGATCTTCGCATCAGAAGCAGTGCCCTGCAAATCGAAAATAGCTTGAGATCCAAGCTCTGCCGCTTGCTCAAACTCACCACTGAAAAATGCGCCTATAGCACCCGCCAGTCCTTTCATTCCTGAAAGTATTTCTTTGATTCGAATGATCACGGAGTCGTATAGAAAGTTGCCGAAGACCTTCACGGCTTCGTAGGTGCCCACGATGACGCCACGAAACTCCTCGAACTCGTTCCAGGCATAGTAAGCAGCGCCAGCAAGAGCACCCACAGCGATCAAGATCCAGCCGAGTGGCGTCACCGCCAGGACTGCATTCATCGCCATAAAAGCCAGGTTAAAAAGACCGAGACCGATGGTGGCGCCAATGGTGGCCGCGTTCAACACGATCCAATTGATGGCAGCGCCTGCGGCTACAATACCCACACCGATCAGCACCGCCTTGATGGCCGTGCCGTTGTCGATCATCCACTGAAATGTAGAGTTCACCATGTTCAGAGCAGGAAATAAAATATCGATGATCATCGAGCCGATACTGATCGAGGCGGTCTCCCATAAAGCACGGAAGCGATCCATAGATCCGCTCCAGGTGTTTGTCTGGATCTGTGCCTGCTCCATTGCCACGCTGGTGCCCGTCACTTTCTTGGTCATCTCATCCATCGCCGAGCCGTTCTTGATGAGAATCTGAGCAGACGAGAGGTTCTCACGCCCGAAGATTTCCGTCAGGAACGTGGCATCCTCCAATCGTGGAGCCAATGCCTGGAGAGATCCGGCGAATCCCATCGTGGCAAAGTCCACCCCTGCAATGTCTTTAGTTTGCAGCACGTTTATCACGTTGCGCAGACCAGTGCCCGCTTCCGATCCTTTGATCATGTTCTGAGACATAAGCTCCAGCGCGGCGACTGTAGACTCCAGACTCACACCAGCCAGAGCTGCTGTGGTTCCCGCATTTTTGAGAGATAGGGCCAGGTCAGGTATCTCTGCCGCTCCAAACTTAGCACCCGCCGCCAAAGTGTTGACGACTCGCGCCGCATCTGATGCGGGAAGACTGAATTGATTGATGGCTCCCGCCATAAGGTTTGCAGCCAGTGGCATATCTACTCCAGCAGCTTTGGAGAGGAGCACCGTCTGCTCCTGGAGCATCGAGAGACCTCTCACCCCACCGATGGTGGCGATGTCGATATTCGAAGCCAAGAGCTTCGAGGCTTCCACGGTCTGACTCGTGGCCAGACCATACTGCGCCGCCATCGAGAGGCTGCGCTCGCCAATGTAGTCGAGGTCTTCGCCCACCGTTCCCGTGATGGCCGAAAGCTCAGCGAGATCTTGCTGGAAGTCTGCCGCTTTGCCCGTCATAGTGCCCAGCACCAAAGCCAAAGACACCGCCGCAGTCAATGCCGCGCCGATGGGGTTCTCAAGAAGTTGGATAGCATCGCCCAAGACAGGCACACCACGAGCTGAATCCATGAACCCCTGCCGCAAGTTGCGGAGCTGACTGATGCCAGGCTCGGCAAACTCTGCCATGTTGGAGGCAGTCTGCCCCATAGCTTCGTCGATGTTGCCCATGCTGGTCATCACTCTCTTCGCTGGAGAGGTGACTTTGTCCATGAGTTCAAGGATCCATTCCGTTCTGTGTTGCGTTGCCATTTCTTATCCGTTACCGCTAAATGCTTTTAGTACTTCATTCATCACCTTACCGAAGGTGCTTTCCAGGAGGTTCGCCCTCCTGCTTTCCAGGTAGCAAAAATCCCGATAAGCCAGTGCCCATTCTTGGTCGCTCAGCTCATCGGGATCGAGTCTTAATTCGTAACGCAGGACAGCGTCTATTTTTCGGATCCATTCAGGATCCTCGTCCAGTGTTTCGCCCGCTATAAATTGAGCTGAGCCTATAGCTTTGCGACCTTCGCCTTGCCCGCAGCGAGTAGAGTGACACACTCACGGATCAGCGACTTGTAGACCACATCGTTGTCCATCATGTCCATGTCTCCTCCTAGTATGCTGTTCTTTTCCAGCACCTGGTTGAACTTAGCGGTGTTCTTCTCTGCTGCGTACTTCTCCAGTGCTTTCATCTCTGAGCGCTCCAGCATACGGATCACGAAGGTGGCCGTCTCCGTCCACTCTTCAGGATCAAGATCCTTTTCAAAGCTGTCCACTGGACAAGTCACCACTCGCGCCGATGGATACCGCTCACGCCATTCGCTTTTCATAGCGTCTGTGATCTGGGCGAACTTGGTGATCTCTTTAACTTCTTTTATTTCTTTTGACATCGTCAAGGGTTTAAGGGTTAAGGCTGAAAAAATAGCGGAAGACAGTGATGGCTTCCGCCCTTATAGCTATTGATTGAAGTGCTTTATCTGTTCACGTCCCACTCGATGTGCGTCACCAGGAGGTCGTGCTTGAAGGAGATGCTCTTGTCATTGTTCGACACGGCCACTCCTCTGTTCTTGATGCGTACATTCTTGAGCACGTCGGTCACGATCACACCGCCCTGTTCGTATTGCACCTGGACGGAAGGGATCACAATGTCCTGGAGCCGCTTCCCTTTGGCGAGTTGCTTCTCCATTGCGCGAATCTCTTCCAGGTAAAGCGTGACAGATGCCTTCGCACTGTAGTCTCCAGCGCCTTGTCCGACAGCATACCCGCCAGCGCCTTTGATATTCTCCATCTCCTGGTCGTCATCGTACTCGATAGAGGTGACGCCTTCCACGTCGCGGTCGAGCCAGTTGAACGTGACGCTATTCCATCCGACCATATTGCCGAACTTATTAATGATAGTAGGCTGTGCCATAGTTCTCTTATTGTTTAAACGGGTTCGTCAGCCCGATCTGGTTTGTAATTGCTTGAGCTGTGCCAGTGGGTACGATCTCCAACTGTGTGATAATTGGATTGCCTGCCAGTACATTCTGAGCGGGATCAATGAAGAAGTCGAAGGAGCTGATCTCCTCATCCTTCACCATCTGCTCCAGCACAGTGTTCACTCGCTGCTGCCATGCTTCGACTGTGCTCGGAGCTATCGCTCCAGCTTCAGTGGTGGGCACCACGCTGCGGATCTTAGGGATCAAAGCGATCCGCACAATGGCCGCCGCTTTGTTCCACACTCTGTTATTCTGGATGGTGGCGAAGTCGCTGGCAGATTCCACACAGGTGCGGTCGCTGTTCCAGTAAAATCCATCATATCCTTCGAAGAACCCCATAAAAAGGTATCCTTTGTCGCTCAATGTTTGCGCCTCTGTCGTGGTCAAGATGGCCACGTCTGTGCTGTTGCTCAGTGCGGCAGTCAGGACACGCGAGAGAGAGACGTCTGTCAAGCTGTAGCTCTCCAGTCCTCTCTTGGCTGCTGGTGGGTTCGCTATCTCTACCGATCCCACGCTTTCATTCACCTTTCGCACACCAATCGAACCCAGTGCGAGTCCCATCGCTGCGGTCTTCGCATACTCTGCGTCGAGCGCCACCTGGGCTGGATCGTTTCCGATCACCATCGCCACGTTCGGCGCGGCCTTAGTGGTAAGATCCACGAGGTCGCCATAAGTTCCCGACACGTTGCGGCCTTCAATGAGGCAGGCGTCCAGGTAAAGAGAATCAGCGAAGAGTGCAGCGACCAGAGCCTGTGCTTTTGGAATGGCTGCTTCAGCATCCACGTCGATGCCGTTCGTCACTGTCGGAGAGTAAGATCCGCCAGGGTTTAATACCGTGGCCATCACCTTGATGTCCTTATGAGTGTTGAACAACAGCGCACAATTGTCTTCAGTCACGTCCCACATATCCTCTTGAGTGGTGTCTTTCGCCACCAGCATGATGTAGAGCGTCCCGTCGGGGTTGATCCTGAAGAACTCGGCAATGTGGTAGTAGACTTGCACGTCATTGGTCGAGTCATAAGCAGCGTCGATGCCGAGCGCGATGGCGTCCTGGAGCTGGATCAGCTTCGCTGGAGCGCCGAGGGCGATCTTCTCAGCTACTGCCACGCCACCCATCACGAGTCCCATGATGTTGTCGGTGGATGGGTTGCGTCTTCCGAGACCGCCCTGGAGCTTCTCGTTCTGTGGGCCTTTGAATGTGCTCATTACTCTGTCTCTTTTTTGTTAGTAGTGGAGGCGGTCGGATCAGCAGCCAGCTCTTCAATGCGAGCCTGGACAGCAGCCTTCCCGCCTTTAGTATCATGTTCGCCGAGTGCCTCAATGGCCTCGACGGCTTCCAGCAGTGCGACGTATGCCTTCACTTCTTGGATAGTTAGTTCTTGAAATTCCGCATTGATTAGCTCCTCGCCCTTCTCTGCTTTCGCTAGGATGGCAGCCTTGATGGCTTCGGGATCTCCTTCGCTTGATAGCTTGATAACTTTACCAGCAGCCTGCGGCTTCTCGATGTCGTAGATCTTCAGCCCTTTGTTCTGCTTGGAGTGGAACTCTGCGGCGTTGCGCTTTCCTTCTCCGAAGAACTGGCCGTCGGAAGTCGCGAAGAACTTCGTGGCCTCCGTGTTGCCAGCGAAGAACTCCTCCGCCATTGTTTTCAATTGATCGAGTGAGTAGGTCTTCATCGAATTGGGTTTTTGTTTTTTGAATGTTTGTCGAAACTTCGAACGGCGAAGTAGCCACCCAAAGCAGTGAGGGAGATCATCTCCAAGTAGTTGAACGCATGAGCGCTGACACTGAAGTCGAGCGGGCAGGCGTCCAGAAGTATCACGAGCAGCGTGAAGCAGATGACCGTGATCAATGTCAGCGGTCTGATGTTGCGAGGCAGCCAGCTCTCCTGGTTGTTGTCGCTTTCCCACCGCTTGGTGATCTCGCGAGCCTCTTCGATGTCTTGCTGGATGGCCACCATGAGGTTGTCCTTGTCAGCTTGGTCGATGCTTGGATCTCTGTCCAGGCGTTTACCCAATTTCTCCAGGGCTTCCACGCCAGTGATGTCCCCAGCCAACTGCAAAAGATCTGGCGCCACGTTTCCGATGGTCTGGATCATGCGACCGACACGGGTCTTCCCGTGCTTCTCTCTGTAGCTTTGTTTCTGCTCAGGCATGGCTAGGTGTAGATGGGTTCGTCTATTATGTTTAATTGAAAATCAGTATCGCAGTGGTGCAAAAGTTCGCCCATAGTTCGGCGGCTGTCGGTCACATCGACGTCGCCGTCTTTGTTCATGTCCACAAAGTGGCGGCCTGGTAAGATGCAGCCGCGCGTGTCCATGTTATAGTTGCCCCAGTGGAACAAGATCTCGGAACGGTCAGGCACATCCAGCACCCAAAGCGCCGCGCCAAACCTTGGCGACTGGTGCTTCTTCACCTGGTAAGCTCCAGCAGGAATCCGTGAGACGCTGCGGCGGTTATGGTTGTCGCCAAGCTCAAGAACGGCACACTGAAATGCCAAGCGGATACCCTTAAAAATGAAGAGATACCCTTCAGTTTGTCGGGTGCTTTCTCCATTTCTGACTATGACCATTCTCATCTTCATGCTTTCCTTCTTGAGTGTTTAAGTGAGCAGGGCATCTGAACCAGTCAAGGCCATCCATCCCTGCTCTCCCCTTAAACTTTACTTTAATCTATTTGAATCGGAGCGGCTGTCGCGATGAAGGCCGAGCCGTCAAACACGAAAGACTGCACTTTTGTCTTGTTGATTACTCCAGCCAGTACAGGCCCAGTGATACCCGTCCCGAAGGTTAGATCTCGCGCTGTGTTGTTGCTGGATACTTTCACCACTACCTCGTCGCCGATGGTGGAGATGGCGGTGTCCACGTTGATCGTCGCGGCTGCTGTCAGGTCGATCTCTACGATCTCACGGGACTCTGAAGGAGCGAATGCGATCACTCCAGTGTCTGCGGTAGCTGCTACTAGGCAGCTATAGCCGAATGCGAATTTTGTCTTTGACATTTCTCTTCGATTAAGATGATGGAACTGATACAATTGCGCCCATTCCGTCGTACTTCTTCGGAATGACTACTCCCCAGAGCTTGAACCCCATCACGGTGTCGCGGGTCTCTGGTCTGTCCTTGGCAAATCCTTGGTACATCTCGACCGTCCCGCGCGCTTTGATCACTCGCGGAGTGTAGATGCAGACCGATGCGTTCCTGTCGTTGCCCGCGCTCTCAGCGCCAAAGGCTTTCTTCACGTTGCTCGCGTTGTAAACTGGATTATATGCGCTCTCGAAGATTTTAAACCCGTAGTAATTTTTGGCGATCACGCCTTCTGTGTGGTTCTGGTATTGAGTCGTGAAGGCTTTATCTTCGATCAATAGATCGTTGACGTGCTCGCTATTGAGCACCAATATCCTGCCCATCTTCGGCACCTTGGCGACGTCGAGCGCCTTCTTCAAGCTCGCAACGTCAGCCGAGACCATTCTCTTTCTGCCTGCGTCATCCGCGCCAGTTGTTACAATGATAGGGCTTTTGTCCGTCGCGCTGGCTGGAGCGCAGATGTGGAGACCATGCTCTCCAGTTACCTCTTCCAATGTTTCGCGGTGCTGACGCTGTACGCTTCCTGGCTTGTCATATGGCAGACCATAGAGTTCGTCGTCCGTCACTGGGGTGTTCTCTGTCTCGTACTTATTGAGCGCGATCAGAATCCCGTCGTCTGTTCTGGACACTGTGCCGATGGGGTAAGTGTTGTTATTGATCAATACCTTCGGATCGTCCCCGATGTCATTGAGTCTGATCACGTTATTACCCACCCACTCGTCGCGGCTGGTAATCTCGTTCAGCCAGGTGTGCTCGTGTCGGAACTTGTTGATCAGTTCATTAGTGAATAACTCCGTCAACACGACGCTGTTCGCCACTCCTTGAGTTTTTGGCAGGAATGAATAGACAGCCGAGGCGCCGATGGCGACGGGCATGGCCGTGGTCGAATCTACTCCTATCGCGTGGCCGATAGCCGAACCCGCGAAGAGCGTTACAAATAAAGCAAAAAAGAACTTTTTCATAGTTATGTTATTAGTATGCGTTTTTAAATGTGCTAGGCTTGTTCTGCCATAGCGTTGATGGTGGAATCAGAAGGTGCCGCTCCGTACTGGGCAGTGTATAGAGCCTTGAACTTTGCAGGGTCAGCCTTCGCTAGAGCGAAGAGTGCCTTCGGGTTCTTGGTCTGGTACTCTGCGAACGTCTTCAAATCTTCCACTGGAGGAGCGCCGTCTCCGAGGTCTCCGCTTAATGTCGGTGCAGGCATGAACGCCGCCACCTCTGCGAGAGCTGCTTCTGGATTGGCTTCAAACTTAGCCATGAGGCCAGGTCTGTAATCTTCCGTTACCGCCTTGTCGTTCAGCTTGGCATCGAATGCCGCAGTGAATAGCTTCTTGGCTGCTGCCTTGGCCTTCACTCCTTCAGCCTTCTTGAGGTCTTCAAGATCTTGCTCTGCCTTGGTTGCTCTCGCGCCCAGGAGCTTCAACTTTGCAAGCTCTGCCTTTATGTCTGCGAGGGTTGCATCTTCGGATAGGCCCATCGAAAGGGCTAAGATTTGTAATTCTTTCACGTTATGTGGTTTATTTGATTTGCCTGGTTGTTTGGGTGGCTCTGGTATCGGAGCCTTCGCTGTGGCCACTACATTGGGCGCACCTTTTGCCGTCATCTGTGCGGCTAGTTCTGGAGAGATCTCCGTGATCTCGGTGATCCCAGAGATGAAGCTCTCATCGAGCGCCTCCTGGGCCGTCATCCACCAGTCGCCTTTGTTCCAGATCTCCGCGATGGCTGCTTCTGTCTTGCCAGTCTTCTCGGCATACTTCGCCAGGTAGGCTCCTTCCAAATCTTTGAGGAGCTTGAGGCTGCTCTCGATCTCGCTGGCCGTGCCATAGAATCCGCCGTAGGGTTTGTGGATCATGAACATCCCATTCATCGCCATAGTAAAGGACTGTAAATGGATAGCTATGTAAGTGGCAGCACTGGCCACCACTGCGCCACCTTCTCCTGTCACCCTGCCCTCGAAGCGTTGGATCTCGTTCACGATCTGGTTCGCTTGGAACACATCGCCGCCGAAGCTATTGATGTAGACGTGCGCGTCCTTGATTCCTTGAGCCATTAAGTTCGTGACCTGAGCCTTGAACTCTATGGCGCTTGTGCCGCCATACTCAGAGATGTCGCCTTCGATCTCGATGTGGGCGGTCGTGCCCTTCGCTACGATAGAAAGCAGCAAAGGGCCAGAACCGCCTGCTTTCGCATAGATCCTGGCCCTCTTTTCACCGCTGCTGAAATGTGTGCGTTTGTTCAAATGGAGTCTTTTCGTTTTGCAGTTGCCTGCTTTCTGGACTCCAAAATTGGGGACGATCTGCGCCTTTCGCAAATCGAGAACTCAAGACAGGGCAAGACTTCCCACATGGTATGGGAACTTTTGCGGCACCATGTAAAAGCAATTGGCGAGAACGGTGGAGCTGGGCGACCTTTGAAGAGAACGAACGCACGAAGCCAGAGGCTGAAGGCTATCTCAAAGACAAGTATGGCAAAGGATCAAGAGCGCAAACTGGCGGCGGTGATGTACATCGAGCAAGGCAAGACAGCCAAGGAGATCGCAGCGAAGCTCTCGCTGAGCGAAAACACACTGGGCAAATGGGTGGCCGACGGGAACTGGAAGGAGAGACGCACCGCCAAGATCACAGCAGGCGACTCGCTCATCCGTTCGTACCGCACACTGTTGCAGACACTGGTGGACAAGCGCCAGCTCCTAGAGACGGAGCCAGCCAAGAGAGCAGGAGAAGATGAAGAGCAGCGCCTGGAACGAGCAGCCGAGCGCGACCGCGACAAGGTGCGCCTGAGCGACGAGATCTCCAAGATCAACAAGGCACTGGACAACGCAGAGAAGGAGAACAAGATCCCGCTCAGCACCTACATCAAAGTGATGGAGAGCATCTTCGACAGTATGCAAAAGGACTGCCCGAAGATCTACCTCCAGCTTCTGGACTTCCAGGAGTCGCACATAAATAACATTGCAAAACTGCACGAGTAAATGGGATTGATACAGATCTGGAAGAAGAACAAGATGGTGAGAGGAGTCTCCGCCTGGAGATACAACCGACGCATGGAGAAGGCCGTGGCCATCCTAGACAAGTGCGCACCATACTACCTGAAGCAAATCGGGATGAACAAGCACGGCACGATCTACCAAGTGAAGGATCTCTCCTTTAATATGCGGAAGAAGAACTTCGAGGTGAAGATGAGAAAGCTGGCGAGAGGCAGCCAAACGAATCTAACAAAGTGTTAAGTCAAAGCAAAAGGGACAAGCAAGCGCTCGATCAGTATCGGCTGAAGCTCGACATGATCAAGAGCGGCACCAACTTCAACCCCGACGAAACGGAGGACGAGAAGAAGGCTGTCCTGGAACGAGCGCGCAAGGATGTGAAGTTCTGCGCGGAGACATTCTTCCCGCACTATTGCAGCAGCGAGAGCGGCGACTTCCAGATCTCCTGGGCGAAGCGTGTCGGCAAGAAGAAGACCTTCAAGGGTTTCAGCGAGTGGCCGCGTGGCCATGCTAAGTCTGTTTGGAATACGATCTTCATCCCGTTCTGGCTGTGGCTGAGAGGCGAGCCAGTCTACCTGGTAGTGATCGGCGACAGCTATAATAAAGCGAAGACACTGCTCAGTGACATCCACGGAGAGCTTGAGGTGAACCCTCAGATCCTCCACTACCTGGGAGAGCAGAAGAAGATCGGGAGCTGGGAGGATGGCTTCTTCCAAACCACTGGCGGCTTCGTTGGTGCAGCTCTAGGTCTGGGCCAGAATGTGAGAGGACTCAGGAAGGGAACCTTGAGGCCGACCATCTGCGTGGTGGATGACATCGAGACAAAGGACTTGAACAAGAACCCGAAGCGCCAGGACGCAGAGGCTCAATGGGTGGAGCGGGATCTGATCCCGACAATGGACGGGCCGCACAGGCGCTACATACACAGCAATAATAAGTACGCGAACCGCATGGTGCAGACTGTCCTCCAAGAACGGCACCCTGGCTGGTACGTTCACCACATCAAAGCATACGATCCCATAACATACGAGCCGACCTGGGCCTCCAAGTACACGGCGCAGTACTGGCGAGACATGGAGGATCCAGATGAAGGCATCGGCGTGATCGCCTGCCGCGCTGAGTTCCTACAGATCCCACACAAGGAGGGCAAGATCTGGAAGGACGAGGACTTCCAATGGGCGAAGCTGCCGCGCCTAGATCATTTCGACTTGATCGTGGGCCACTGGGACGTCGCCTATGCAGGCACATCCACGAGCGACTACAACGCCGTAAGACTTTGGGGACTGAAGGGGCGGAACTTCTACATGATCGACTGCTTTGTGAGGCAGAGCAAGATGGACAAAGCCATCGACTGGATGTGCAGAAAGGAGAAGGAGATCAAAGAAAGCTACAAGACAGACATCCACATCCAGTGGCAGTTCGAGGCGCAGTTCTGGAACGATGCAGTGGAGCAGACGATCCAAGAGGTGAGCGATGAGCACAAGCTCCAGCTCAATCTGATAAAGGTGGACACACCGAAGTCGAAGAAGTACGACAGGATCCTCTCCACACAAGTGTACTACCAAGGCCGCCGCGTGTATATCAACCAGGAGCTGAAGAGCCACAACGATACACTGCAAGGGATCGAGCAGATCAAAGGGATCGAGCCTGGCTACACCAGCAAGGACGACGCACCCGATGCAGACGAGGGCGCCTTCTCCCGCTTACAGAAAGAGATCTACATCGGCACACCATCTCCGCCACAGTACGGCGACACCTACACAAACAAACTTGTTTAAATATGCCTTATCAATTCATCACAGAAGAAGACCTCACGACTGACATCCAGCCGCAGTTCCTGGCGATCATAAGCCAGGACAACACGACAGGCGAAAGCACGAGCGAGGAGATCGCAGCCGTGCAGGCTCGCAAGGAGAAGGCAGAGGCCAGCTCCATCTCCAAGATGAGCAGCTACTTGAGCAACCGCTTCGACAGCGCTGTGATCTTTAACACCGCCAGCACTTATGGCGACAAGGAGCTGATCAAGGAGTACCTCTGCAACCTGGTGCGGTATCGACTGTGGCGCTCGGTGAACCCTCGCAACGTATCAGAGCAAGTGAAAGACGACTACAACGAAGTGATGGACTGGCTGGACGGCATCGCCGAGAATACTATTCACCCCAGTCTGCCACCCATTACCGCCACGGATACCCTCAGAACGGACGAGCCGATCTGGGGAGGTGATGGCAAGGTGACAAACTTCAAGGTATAGGAGGGCAAGAGAATGCCGTTCGAATACCGTTCAAATTGCGCGAGAATCGACGATCTAGTTAAAACGATACATACCTATGGGAATCAAGACAACGCTTAAAAATACCTTAAAAGGATTCGCCACGAGAAACTTCAGCGAGCAGGAGCTGAATGTGATGATGGCCGCGAAGTCAGACGCGCCGCTGAGCGAGCAAGTGGACAACAGGATGACACCCATCTCCAGGCAGGAGGTGGACGACTGGCTGAGAGCAGTGAATGGACTGCGCAGTATCGAGCCGACTCGTGTGCTGATGTCACGGATATACGACCGCATGATGTTAGACGACACCGTGACGCGAGGCATACAGAAGAGGATGAGCCGCGTCAAGCGCAGCCGCTTCAAACTGGTGGGCGCCGATGGAGTACACAACCAAGAAGCCACCAAGCTGATGGAGTCCAAGTGGTTCACCAGCTTCCTGGGTATGTCGATGACCTCTATCTTCAGAGGGCCGCAACTGATTGAGATCACGGAGCTGAAGGATCGAGAGATCTCGAAGCTCACATTGATGCCCGAAGGGAATGTAAACTACTGGAAGAAGTTCGTCACCAAGTACACAGGCGACCTGAATGGATGGGACTACACGGATCCATTACTGGAGCCGTACTACCTACAAGCAGGGGATACTGACGACTTCGGCCTGCTGATGAAGGTCTCGGTGCCTTTTATTTATATGAGCTTCATCCAAGCCATCGCGGTGGACTACGTTCACAAATTTGGCACACCCCCACGGGTGCTGATGCACAAGGGCGCCGACAAGACACGCCTGAGACAGTTGAATGAGCTTATGAAAAATATGCTTAGCTCCAATTATGCGATCATCAAGGAGGGCGAGGAGCTGAAGATCTTCGAGCCTAGCAATACGGCAGGATCAAAGGATCTATTTGAGTCTCTCATCAAGATGTTCCAGAGCAATATCACGGGCCTGCTGGTAGGTGAGAACGGCACCACAGAGAAGGACGGGACTGGAACCTATGGCAGCCTGAAGGTGATGGCCGAGGTGAGTGACGCGATCCACGACATGGACAAGATGATGCTGCACTATCTCATCAACGAGGATCTGATGCCGCGCCTGGTGCAAATGGGCTACCCGCTGAAGGGTCTCTCGTTTGCTTGGGACGACTTCCAGGATCTATCCGCGAAGGAGCTGATCGAAGCCGTGAAAGATCTCAGCCAGTACTACGAATTTGAACCAGAAGAAGTGGCTCGACGCACGGGTCTACCCATCACCAAGCTGCGGCGCCTTCCTGGAGAGTTCACTGAAGAAGCAAATGGAGGCGGGCTGGGAAAGTTTAATGCCCGTATGCGAGCGCTCTATGGAGAGCCGAGTCATGCGGGTGTAAGCATTGCCGCCATCGGTGGTGGTGATGCCGAGCGAGTGATCCGTGAGATCTTCGACGGGAAGGTGGACGCCAACCAGCTCGACGCTGCGCTGGCCACATCCATAGGCGACGACCTTTATGGTGGAGCTGCGGGAGCTTTCGACTTTGGAGGCATCGACTACAATGCGGCAGACAACCTGCTGGCCTCGCGAATGCGCGACAATCTCTACGCGTTCAGCTCTGCCAAGACATACACGCAAATGAAGGAGATGAGCGAGCTGCTGGTGGATGACCAGGGCAGAGTGAGATCCTTCGCCGACTTCAAGCTGGAAGCCGAGAAGGTGGCAAAGATCCACAACGTGACATGGCTGGAGACAGAGCGGAACAACGCAGTGGCCAGCGGCCAGATGGGCGCACAGTGGAACCGATACGAGGCCGACGCTGATCTCTTTCCCTTCCTGGAATATGTAACGGCAGGAGACGCACGAGTGAGAAACGAGCACAGCCTCCTGGACGGAGTGGTGAAACCAATCGGAGACGCCTGGTGGGATAAGAACTACCCACCACTGGGCCACGGCTGCCGATGCGATGCCACCAGCACCAGCGACAGCAGTCGAGTGACCACTTCGAACCCTTCGATAGATGTGCCGCCAGCCTTCCAGGCCAATGTCGGGAAGACTGGGATCGTGTACACCAACGCGCACCCATACTACCAAGTGCTGCCACAGGCACCCACCGCACTCGATGCCATTCGGAACTATGGAATGAGGCCAGCCTCCAAGGTCTTGGCAGATCCCAAAGGGCTGAAGACCGCACCCTCGAAAGCATTCGAGGAGTCGGCAGAGTACCGCACCGCCACCGATCACAATGGTCTGGCCGTGCGCCTCGACGATGAACCCTTTCGCGAAAGCGACAAGGCACACCTGGCCAGCGAAGTGCTGGCGCTACCAAGCGAAGTCTGGACGAGCGTGCAAAGTACCAGGTACTTGAAGTACTACGAGAACGGAGCCGCCCTGGTAGATGTGAACGGAGCGATGACAGTGAGCGGCTGGCGCTGGTTTGATTTGGCTGAGACCGAACTTATGGACACCGTTAGAAACGGGATACTATTGAAGCGATGAATGTACTGATAGCAAGACACGAGCAGACTGGGGAGATCTGCCTGAAGATAAGCGACGGCCACCATGTGGAGGTCGTGGACTTTCTCCTGGACAATGGCTTCGCGATCCACGAGTGTGAGCCTTATCACTTTGTGAAGATGGCCGAAGAAGACAGCGCGCAGCGGATCACCAACATCGAGGAGGCGATCAAGTTCGAAAAATTTGTAGACCGAAAGCTGAAGCCATGAGCAGAGTCCTGAACAAGCAGCAGCAGCTCGTCCTGGTGAATGGGATAGTGAAGATCATGGCGAACCAGCCAAGGTCGGCAAGCGCCAAGGCGGTGGCCTTCTTCAAGGGCAACTTCAGGCGGCAAGGTTTCCCAATGAATGGAAGACTGGACAGGTGGGAGAAGCGAAAGGCACCCGACAAAAGAAAGGGCGCAGCGATACTGAAGAAGACAGGACGACTCCAGCGGAGTATCCGAACGACAGAAGCGAGCCGTCGCCGTGTGGTGGTAGGCACGGACGTGCCCTACGCTGAAGCACACAACGAAGGGCTGGAGCTGGAGCAGAAGGTGAACGTGCCAGCACACAGCAGACGCGAGCACAAGTACAAAGCACACAGAAGGGCGGGCAAAAAGATCAAAGGCGGAAGAAGAAAGGCGGCAGATGTGAAGGGCCATAGCCGACAGTTATCGGTGAATTTGCCGATACGTCAATTTATCGGCGCCTCGCCCGATTTAATGAAGTCCATCGACCGCGAGTACCTCAAGCAAGTGAAGGAACTGGAGCGGCAAATCTTTAAAAAATGAGCGAGAACATTGAAGTGATTAACGAGGGCCAGAACTGGCTGGAAGCATACAAAGAACTGGCCACCGCCATCGCTGCGATCCCAGAGATCAAGTGGGTGGATCTATGGGAGGAGCAGCCCTACAGCGCAGACGAAGAGTATCCTGTGCCAGCGCCTGCGGTGTACTTGGAATTTAACACCAACGAGATGATGGACAAGGGCGACCTGGGCCAGATCTGCGACTACACCATCACGGCGCACTTGTACTACATAGACATTGCCGACACTCATCAGGGGAGCTGGAACCAGGGCGACGCCTTGAAGTTTGGCGAGCTGATGGTGTCGATCCACCGCTTGCTTCACGGACGTGTAGGAACGCACCACAGCGCGATGACTCGCGTCGATCAGCAGAAGGAGCCGACGCCACACCCTGGCGGGAAGGTACACCTCCAGGCGTACCAGTGTCTGATCTCTGACAACACAGCAGTGAAAGGATTCGAGAGCGACCTGGGAGATGATCAAGAGATGGAAGTCAGGAACGAGGCGCAGGCGCCAGGAGCAGCAGAGGTGGATCCGCTTTATAGTGATTTTGAAACAACCTAGCAGCAGCCTGGTCTTCTATCGGTGATTTGCCGCAGCTATTTCATAGAACCACTCCAGCCCTTTTTCAATTCGCTTTTTTGCGCTGCTGTTTGAGTAGGCTGCCGCAGACTTGTATCCGAACGCCTTCGCGATGTTGGCGTCACTTACTCCGTTTGCTTTTTTGATTTCTTTGATATTCATAGTCCCCAGTATTTTTTCGATTCACTATCTAGTCGCTGGCGTGTTATCCAGGTGTAGTCCAATTTTTTACCAGCTATCTCGATCCACATCTGGTACACAAGTGAGCCGTGCTCACCTCTGACAATGTTCAAGACGTCCGTCTCGTTGCCTCGCTCCACTCGGTGCTGTTTTTCGCTTCTCATTAGTTCCCTGTTTTGATGAGTGAAGAGATCCGTCGAGCGAAGGAGTCCAGGCTCTTGTAGAACTTATAGTCCCCATTCAAGACAATGATGTGGCGGCTCTCGCTCGGCTTGCTCAAAGTGTACCAGTTCGCCGATTCGTTCCCAAACTGCTGGCCGCTCATTAGTTCCTTTTTAATCTCTGAGATCTGCATCCTCTAGGCGTATCTGGCGTTTAAAACTTCGACTTTCTCCAGCTCTCTCAGCCCTTTCTTCGCGGCGGCCTTCGTGGTCGGCAGCACTTCATTCTCCCAGGAGTTGTATCCCTTGTTGGAAGTGTAGCCCCACAGGCCATTGATGTCTTGCTCTAGTCTGAACCTCTCGCCAGTCTTGATGGTGATGCTCTCCGAGCCGTCTGAGAATGTGAATGTCGTGGTCATTGTTTCCGTGTTTGTTGATGCAAATATAAGTATATACTTAACTTATGCAAGCACGGAGGCGCGAAAACTTAGGCGGGTGGATCCGCTGTACGGTGATTTTGAAACGAATTAAAGACGGCAGCCAACAGTTGCTAAAGCGAATGGGCTGCGCCGCACTCGCCTTAGCTTGGTGTTAGGTGTAATATTCACTAAGGTCAATGCTATTACCAACCTCATTACCAAAAACCGACCAGCCTTTTCGCTCACGTCTTGCAAACATTTCCAGTCTGGGTTCTTCGCTTACAGTTTCAATTAAGTCTTGGAAGAACTCAGGCTTTTTACTATGTCGTTTTTGCCTTTTATGTTCCCACCAAGTACTATCTATTCTTTTAACTATTGGCATCTTACCACGTCTTGCAAGTAACAAAAACTCTGTTGTAGGGCAGTAAACCCCTCCTTGCCCTGTACCCATAGGTTTTTTACACCAAGTCAATGTTTGGCAGTACTTTAAACCCCACGCATCTAATACGGCAAAAGCATCAGGTAAATATTTTTGTGTAGTCCATAAATAAACCTCGCAATTTTCATCACGAAGGCTTTTAATTGGTAGTGCTTTTATATCTTCTACTGTCATCCATTCATAAGGTAGTGGTGCAGGTTTATTTGCCTCGCCTTGCACTAAAGCCTTTTCACTTCCACTACCCCATTTGCCGTACTTCCAAGGCGGGTCTATTACTATCGTTTTATATTTCATATTTCGTTCTTTTAATCCGTTCATACTACACCTAACACTGGTTATAGTGCAGTTGCGAAAAGCAACCGACACCATACCCTAACCGTTGGCAGCCATCTGGCACACCACTAGCTTCGCTGTTTTTTCTTCTTTCGTTTCCTTCGGTTCTTGGTGCAGCTCCGCTGGTGTTTGGCCTGGTTAAAAACAGGAGCTGAAGGATCAACCCAAACATCTGGCAAGGGCGGCCTCGCGTGTATCGTAAAGACGAGAGGCTCTTCTGGCTCTACCATTAAGAGACCCAGGCGCGGGTCAATGATACACGCGGAGCCTTGCGTCGGGAGGTAGGTCTTGCCAGAGTTGGCAGCGCCAACAATTCCCAGCTTCAGGTGCTTGCGGTTTGAGTCTTTCATGGTTTAGGGATTCACTCGGTACTGTACACGATGTTGGAGACTGTGGTCGGTTCGAGCCACACCTGGTGCGCGATCTCGTGGATGCACCACTCAGAGCTGTGCTTTCTTACTCCGTGTTCCTTGAGGTTGCGGAGATCTTCGAAGCGCTCGCGGATGAAGCTGTTGCGCTTGTTTATTAGGGTTCTTGAACGGGCCATAGAGGGACGGCTGCAAGTTACTGCCATACTTTCCATTTGTTGAGTAGTTCCTTGAAAACTTTTTGAACAACAGAATGAACACTCCCCGAAGGGCACAAAAAAACCCCAACCGACTAGAGTCGATTGGGGTGAAAGTGGTGCGGTGGATCTCTAGGAGATGGCCTCGCTCAGCGCCTTGTGAAAGGTGAGCGCGGTGGACTCGTCCAGGAACTTCAAGGAGATGCTCTTCCCGCTGATGCCGAACTCGACCGTCTTGGAGATGGCAGCAAGGCCGCCACGCTCCAGGCTCACGAAGAGGATCCTGCTGATCGGGAAGCTATAGACGGCAGACTTGGCCGTGATCATGGTCTTGTCTACCGCCAGGACTCTCCTGTCGGTGATGGCGGCAAAGTCTTGGCCTGCTCCCGTGTCTGTGTTGAATAGGTGCTGGACGGTTTCATCCTGGAGGAGGTACTGCTCCAGCTCTTCTCGTCGGTGCCCGTGTACTTTGTCCTGAAGCTGGGCCTGCTTCTCCTTCATTTTGTCAAGTATTCCCATCGCGGTGGTGTGTTTAGTTTGGTGTGTTGTATGCAATTAACTTGCCAAGCGTTGAGTCTCGGCGGCGGCCTCTTCCATCAAGTCGATGATCCGCTTCAGATAGTAGTAGTGCGTGGCAGCATTGTCGTGGATCATGTCCTGGTGATTGCTTAGCGCCAGCACTGCGTAGTTGTCGCGCACCTCAGCGAGGAGGATGGACAGATCGGCTGGTTCGATCTCACAAAATAGTTCTTTGAATTTACTGATAGCTGATTCATTCATGAGACTTTTACCTCTTCTGCTCCTCCTCCTTCACTGGTGGCGCTTTGTAATTTGCAATAACGGCATCAACAGCTGCCAAAGCAAGTTAAAATCCATTTTATTGTCGGTGAGTACTAGCGGCTTTCTTCTGTGATCGCTTGGAGTATTTTCTGTGGCTTGTTCATGGTATTGCTTTTAGTATTTCGATTTCGAGTTCAGTGATAGACCTGAGTCCCATCTCTTGCGCGATGAAGTACTCCATGCGCACTCCTCTGCTCTTGCCCCATGCCGCGTCCATGATGTGGTAGATGGCGTCGCACTCTATCAAGGCGATGATGCATACCTTCATATAGCTCTCCCATCTTTTGTCGTGGTCGTGGTCTAGCTCTAGCGGGTTCACGGGTGTGTGCCCTGCTTCGGTTACTGCTTGCGCTGCTGTTGCGAATATGCGCTTTCTTTCTTCCAGGTCGTGGCCAGTTATGGCTCCTGCGATGTAGATCTTCATGCTTTTTTTGTTTTAGGTTTATGATTCGAGAGGGCGCGGGCCTACCTCTATGCACTCCTGTGATCCGCATCTCTTGCAGATCTGGCCATCCTTATCGGATTGAGTGCTGCCGCAGTTGGCGCACTGCATAAATTCGGGGAGATCATCGGATCCATTCACGGGCCAGTCGTTCCAGTCCTGGAGGTTTGGCTGCTTGCGTTGCGGCTCCGTGGAGCTGTGGATCCAGTAGAGGAGGATGATGAGGACGATGGCGACACATAGCGCGATCATTGCCTCGATGGTTTCGGTGCTGAGATTATTCATGGCGTTCAAGTTTTGCGTGTGCGTTTTTGCCCATCGCGGAGGTTCGGCGTCCCATGATCTCCACCCACTTGGCGTGGCGGCGGGCCATTGATGGCGTGATAAAGATGCGGGCGTTGTGGGCGAATGGGAAGAGATGCGGCACTCCACTGTCCAGCCAGTGGCCGAAGTATCCGATGGTTTTACCGTCGTCGATGATGTGAATGATGAGTCCTGTCATGGTTTAGTTTTTTTCTGTTTTGGTGATCGGGTGCTTCTTGGCCAGGAGCTTCAGCTCTGTGATGAGCTTCTTGATCTCCGCGACCTGGTTCTCCATTGACTGGATCGCTGACTCAATACCCCACTGATCAGAGGTGTCGAAGAAGTAGAAGTCATCGGTGCGGATCACTTGATTGAATGCTTCAGCCGATTTCGTTACACGGATAGATACCTGTTCTACGTGGCCGTAGAAATTGGAGAAGAAGCACAGCTCTGACTTGTCATTAAGGTCGAGGCAGAGAGTGATGAGCTTCTTCGTTTGCGCGCGGATCTCTTTCGAGACTGCGGTGTGGTGGTGCTTGAGAGCTTTGAGCTGTGTGGATGTGTATATCATGTTAAGGGGTTTAATCATTCCAGGGTTCTTGATTGAGATAAGTCTTGGCCATCTTAGGTGCGACGGTGTACCGCTTGCATCTGCTGAAGTATCGCGGGATGAACTCGTAGGCTCCGAACTGTTTGGCCTTGCTCATCCTGGCCCAGATCTCGCTTGCCTTCTTCTTGTCCACGCGGTCGCCGTACAGCGCCGAGTAGTTGCGGAAGAAGTCCTCGAATGTGACCTCGACCTTGATCTCCAGGAAGTCGATCTTGTGCTTCTTCCTTAGGATCTCGACGCTCTTCACATTGGTGGGAAAGTGTTCGAACACCCAGAGGAGCTGCTCCTCGCTGAGTCCCGTGCTTTTGAACGCCGTGAGAAGTCCCTTCGAATTGTATTCGAAGACCACAGGCTCTGGCAGCTTGCTGCTTTGTAGTTGGAATATCTTCATGCGTAGTACTGGTCTATTCTGGCAGTGAGCTGGTTCATCTCGTTGTACTCGAAATGGCCTTGAGTGAGGCAGAGGCCGAGGATCTCCTGGAGTCCTAGCGCTTCGTGCATCGGCAGCTTGAACTTGTAGGTAGGTTGCGACACCAGCAGCTTCTTGCGGAAGCGAATGATGAGGCTCACCTTGAGGCTCTCCAGTAATTTGTCGATCCCTTTGCTGTGAGGGCTGGGGAGCTGCTCGCTCTCCAGTGTATTGACCAGCGCCTGAAGGCCGCAGTGCGTGACTTTGATGGTGTGCTCTCTCATAGGTTTGCGATGTATTTCTTTTTCATTGTCTCGGCTTGGTACACGAGTTTGGGAAGATCCTCCTCCGAGTATTCGTTCAGGTGTTTGTGGAGGTAGCCGTACTTTAGAATGAAGGCGTAGATCCGCACCATGTCGGCCTTGCCGCTTGGTAGCTGGTATCCCTGGTACTTCAGCATGGAGATGATCTTCTTGCGCATCCGATCACAGGGGTCGTAATTCTGTGCGCCGAGCTGAGTGATCAGCTCGTTCAGCTCGCCCATCGACAGATCGGTGAGCGACTGGGTGCGGCCTTTGGTGAAGTCGTGAATGAGATCGTGGCGGTCGATCTTCTGCTTTATTTGTTGCTCGGCTGCCTTGAGCGCAGCAAAAAAGCGGGCGAATTTGCTCATATTAATTGGAGTTGTTTTGCGTGTTGAACTTTGGCGCCTTCCGCCCAGATGGTGTGGCTCTCGCAGGGGCCGTATCTCCCCACGGTGTGGGTCTTGAAGCTGGACACGCCGACGATGGCGCCCATCATGTACTTGATCTGGTTGCCATAGTAGTCGTCACAGACGAACTCGCGGGCCTTCATGCCTCCCCAGCAGATGATGATGAAGCTCTTCCTGGGAAAGGTCTCGATCAGTTTGATGTACTGGAGTTTGGTCAGCTTCATGTAGTCGAGCGAGTCGATCACGACGATCTTCTTGCGGCGACCAGGGCCACGGAGGTACTCCATGAGCTGGTTGAAGTAGAAGCCATCGCCCAGCATTACCTTGCCAGCGACTTCCGTCATGTTCACGCGCTTGAAGGCGTCCTGGATCGTTTTACTGTCGCCCTCCTCCAGGCTGCTGTAGAATATGTCGTACCGTGAGGCCAGCGACTTCACGAGCTGCATCACGAAGGAGGTCTTCCCGTTCTTCGGTTTGCCGATCACTTGGATGTGGAAAGGATCTGGAAGGACTCCGACGGTGTCGGTGATCCACTGCGGGATCTCTTCCAGGATGCGGTAGTTTTTCTGGAGCACCTGGTTTACTCCTAGTACTTTGGTCATATTGCGGCGGTGTTAATTTATTGGCTCCCCATTCAGGACTCGAACCTGGTGCGCCACCGACTGGCAAGGGGATGAGAGCTTACTCTTCAAGGGACAGGCTGGCCTGTTGTCCTTCTTCGATTCCTTGAAGCCGCTCCAGGCTGTTGCGTGTAGCCAGGAGGGCGTTGTATTGCTTGTTGGCGTCGGCTCGCTTGAGCTGTCCGAGGCTCATCCATTTCGGGTACATCTTCAGGCGGAGCTTCAGCTCTCTGTTGACCTCCGCGATCTGATCGTCCAGTGACACTCCGCTTGCCATCAGTTGGCGGAGAGAGGTCGGAAGGCTTCATCGTTTATTTTGTCCAGCTCGTAGAGCGGGCGCTGCCAGTACTCGTCGTGCTTCTCGCTCCAGTAGATCACGAGAGTCTCGTCGGCGGTGGTCATGTTGGTGAGGTCAACGATCACGTCGAGGCGCTGCACGGGATGGATCCCTTCTGGCACTGGCCCGTGAATGATGATCGTCTTGCTCACGGTGCCGTCTTCGAATACTAGGCTATAACTATAATTCTTTTCGAACGACCACGGGAAGCGGTACTTTGTAACGTAGACCAGCTCGTTGTCCACCATCTTCTCCTTGCTCTTGAGGTGATAGAGTGGGTAGCTGTTGCCATCGCTCTGGTGTGTGAGTGTGATCACGGCAGGGCTGTGAGATCTCAGCTCTCCCTTGATGGTGAGCTGTGCCTGGCAGGCGATAGATAAAAGTATAAGGAGGCCAGTGAAAAAGGCCCATTTAGCTGCTTGTTTCATTTTGTTTATGGTTGTGATGCTATTCGGAAGCATCAGATGGAACTGAAATTTAGATCAACGATCTGGTACTCATTGGCCTCGTCCTTGTACCAGATCCTGAAGTACTTCTTCGAACTTGGTCGGCGGATGCTGTCCTCGATGAGATCAATGGCCTCATGGAAGAGCGGGAACCTGGCGCGGTCTACTCGCTTGCGCAGGCTCACGAGATCCATCACTTGCTTCGTGTCCAGTTGTCCTCGACTCGTTTCAAATGCGCTGTGAATCATCTCCTTCATAAAGTCCTCGACATTGGCCGTGCTGACATCCAGGAACTCGTTGAACTTCTCGCGGGCCACTGCGATCAGCGCGTCGTCGAACTTGATCGGCGTGGCCACATTGACCTCCATCTTGATGGAGCGGTCGAAGTTGTAGATGGTGATATTGCCCTTGCTGTCCTTCGTTTTGGAGCCAGCCTCCTGGATGGTAGAGATCCATAGCTCCTCTGCAATGATGGCGACCTCTGTCTTGAAGTCCACCAGCTTTGTGTTGATGCTTTGAGCTTTGCGCAGGAGCTTCTTCGTCTCGCGCTGGGTGCGCTTCTCCAGCTTTGTGATTCTTGAGTATGGGATCTCGTGGCCCTTCTCGTCTGTCCATGTTTTCATCGTTACTGTATTACTAAATTTGAATTTTGAAAGGATCCCACAGGCTCTCCGTGGGATGGGATGTGGTGGCGAAGGTTGTTCACGACCTTCTTCCAGATGGAGACATTCACCTGGAGGTTGTGGATCGCGCGGATGTCGGTGAGCCAATTGTCGCCCATACAGTTGTAGTCCTTTTCGAGTTTCTCGATGCGGGCCTTCGCTGTGGCGATTTTCTCTTCGTAGTTGGTGCGGTTTTGGACGCTGTTGTTCCTTGCTCGTTTCATGTTAAATGAGGTTTTTGACGTGATTCATAAAAGACTTATGTACTAGGTTTGATGTGATCATTTCCTTGAAGAGGTTCTTGATGGTTTCGCTGCTATCCTTGCGCCAGCAGTCCTGAACCTCTCGGTAGACATAGCGCTCGTGGTTCATCCACTCAGCTCTCCACCACTTCCAGTACCTGGAGGCAGTGTCGCGGAGGTAGAAGTCCATCATGTCCTCGTAGCCTGGCAAATCGAACAAGTGCTCGATGAAGGCGCAGCCCGTGTCCAGGAATAGCAGACCGTAGTCGTCCTGGGTCATCTTCGCCCGCTGGCGAATGTTGGATCCGTTCACGGCGCTCTCTGTGAGTGCCTTGGTTCTGATTGTGGCCTTGGTTTTCATACTGGGACGGCTTTGTTGAGTTTGGTCTGGAGCACCTCGATGGCTCGCTTCACTCTGCGGAGATCTCCTTCGCTGTCGTTGTAAATCTCATTGATGTGCTGCGGCTCGATGATTCCATTCGCTTTGCAGATGGCCTCCGTGTCTGACAGGCTCACAGCCTTCAGCTCAATGAAGCGGCGACCAATGCGAGAGTATATCTCGTTATAGCCACGCTTGTCGCGCTTGCGGCCTTTGTCGATGTTCTTCTCCAGATTCTTCTGGCCTGACAGGATCACTCCACAGTAGCCGTCGAGTCTGTTGTATATCTCAATGAAGAAGAGCAGCGAGGAGTCGCGCAGCTTGTCAGCCTCGTCGATAATGAGGAGCGGCTTCTCTACGCGGGCCAGTGCCTGGATGGCGATCTCGCACTTCTTACTGGTAGCGTGGGCGCTGCCGTCCACTCCTAGCTCCTGGAGTAGCTTCTCCATAAAGAGCTTATTCGTCCAGTGGGCGGCGCAGTTCAGGTGGAAGACATTCCTGTGGCTCTTGGTGTATTCCTTGAACCCTTGAGTCTTCCCTCGTCCAGCGATGTCGGTGATGGCCATCGAGATGGACTGGCTCTGTGCGCGGTTGCAGATAGATGAGACCAGTCTCATGTTGGTGGTCTCGGCGGTCTTCCAGCTTAGCGAGTTGTATCCGCAGGCGATGGCCAGCTTCTGGATCATGTCGTCACCAAACTTTGACCACTCGCGATTTTTTAGCGCGGTGATAGTGGAGGCTGCGCAGCCTGCCTGCTTGGCATACCTTCGCTGTGAGAGTCCTGTGGACTGGATCTTCTCCAGTGTTAATTCTCTGATTTGTTCTAGCGGTGCATTCATTGTTTTGGGTTTTGGTGTTTATAATTGATCAAGGAGAAAGTCTTCATCGCTGCGGGTATCCGTGGCGGCGTCAACTGTTTGTTTTTTCTTGGTAGGTCTGAGGCCGATCTTCGAGCGCCAGGATGTCATCACCTCTGTCTCGTCGTATCCGAGAGCGTTGGCCTTTGTATCCAGGTGCGTGTAGAAGTCGTCCTCGTTCTGAAGTTCTTCGTCTATGTACTGGCGCTCGCCTGGCTCCAGGTACTTCACCACGTCGTGGGTCTCTCTGGCTGGCTGTGCTGTTGCGACGAAGCGCATATCTCCGCTGGGTGTTGGAGCGTACAGCTCCACCTCTGGATATTCAAATTCTGGGTCGTACTTGACATGGAGCGCGGCCTTGAGGTACTTCTCGCGGAACTTGTAGTCCACCAGTCCCTTCTCGTTGTACACCACATACGTGGTCGAGTGTCCCTTCCGTGTCAGCGTGATGCCGTTCGCCTGGTACTTCATTGGCTTGGTCACGTTGAAGAACATCTCCACCATCTCTGGCAGCTCTACTGCTGGAACCTTTGGATCCTTTCGCGACTGGTAGAACTCGGCTCTGGATGCTTTCTTGTTCGGGTGCGTTGCTGCGTTCCAGTCGTTCACGATAACCTCCCACAATTGGCACAGCTCCTCGTAGTTCGGGAGGTTGTGGAGGTTGCGGTTCATCTTGTCGGCGTCGTACCAGTTGGCGAGCTTGCTGCTGGTGTGGCGTCCGAACCCTGTCCAGAATGGGTACTCTGCCAGGATCTGGCGCTGGAGTCTTCCGAAGATGCCCTCCACTCTCCGACTCGAAGAGCGGTATGCTCTGGACGGGAAGTGGACTGTGGCAAGTGAATCATAGAACTTTTGCGCCTCCTCAGTGAGGTGGCCCTTCTGTTTGTCGTACTTCAACTGGTAAGGCTTGGAGCCTGTGGTTCTCACCGCGTGGCGGAATGCCTTGAGCTGAAGCTGGAAGTCTTCTCTGTTTTTTCCTTCGTTGATCGACCAGCCGATGATCGACTCAGTGAGCACGTCCACTACGATGTAGACGGTGGCCATGCCGATCTTGCCTGCTTCATTTCTGAAGGCGAGATCAATGGCAGATCCATCTCCTTGCCAGTAGTCGTTTGAATATACTGGCGGCGCGATCTTGAAGGTCTGCCCTGTTTTGCTTCTGACGTCCTTCTTGCCGTATCGCTTCAGAGAGATGAGCTGGAAGAGGTGAGGCTGAGCAAGTCGGTGCTTGAATGCTTCGGCGCTGATGTCAGTCCTGAAGCCGAGATCCTTGGCCACTTTCATGTAGCGCTGGTGAACCGACTCTGGACTCAAGCGTGTGCGGCACATTTCGAGCACCATCCACTTCTCGATCTCTTCTGTGATCTTCTCGGTGTTCGAATTCCCCCATCTGCCAGAGATCACGGCAGTGGCTCCGTTCTCTTCGTATTCTCGGAGCTTTCGCTTGAGGTTCGAGTAGTTGGATGGTAGCTTGATTCCTTCGGCCTGGATCAAGCGCTGGATGGAGTCCGTGAGCTGTCCCTTCGAAGGGAAGCCGAGCTTCTTGATCTGGGCGGCTCTCTTGTTCATGGCCATCAGTGTGAGGTAGGCGCAGGCGGTGCGGTAGGCTTCTTGCGCTTCTTCTGGAAGGTGCTCCTCCTTGGAGGTGATGAAGTTCTTGATGGTTTCAGCATCCTTGTCTGAGTAGACCAGGTGCGGCTTGATGATCTGCGCAGAGCAGTAGCTGTAGAGGTCGCCGTACTTGTCGGCGAGCTTTGCCTTCCATTTGGATGGCAGTGACTCATAGGCGATGAGAACTTCGCGCCCATTGCCGCCACGGCCTTGGACTTGAAAGTTCCCGCGACGCTTGCCTTGCTTGTAGGCGCTTTCGCTGATGGGGTCAGGAGCAAGGTCTGCGTAGTGCAGATACAGTATGTCGTCCTGATAGATCAAATTGCTTTTTTTAGCTCTTCGCGGCTCATTATTAAAAGCTCCGCGACCTTCTTGATGCGGCGACCTTTCGGGGTGTCCCAGTTCCTTTTACCAGCCATTACTGCGCGCACTGTATCGAATGGAATTGTCGTCTGCTTGGAGATCCAGCTCAGGTCCCCGTGCTGAAGAGATTCGCTAACTATGGAAATTTTGTTCATATTTGTTGTCCCTATTTATTGGGACAAACCTAAACGATTGGAAAGTAGTATCCAAATGGAAAGGGCAAAAAATTTATCTAGACGATTCCTTCAAGCGATCAAAAAGGTCGGCCTGTCGCGGTATGCGGCAGCAAAAGAGATGGGCACTTCTGACTCTGTATTGAGTAAAATAAACCAGGGTAGAACGCCCAGCGCTGAGCTTTTGGAAAGGTTTAGCGTCATGTATCCGCAAATCAACGCGCGGTGGCTGCTTACTGGAGAGGGTGAAATGCTTCAGAATGAAGATAAAAATGTCACCCCAACTGTCACCCCAACTGTCACCCCAACACTAAAAATTCAGAGAGGTGCAGAAGAGAGAGGAGAGCGCCTGGAAGGAAATGAAAACAATGAGGCGGTGGAGGTTCAGGTGCTTGGCGGGAGGTTATTCTTGAACGTGGCAGAACTTACGAAGGAGCTGCGCCTAGAGGTGGAGCAGCTTCGTGCTGAACTTCTGGAGATCAAATCGCAGATAGACCAGGATAAGCCAGGAGCGGATCCAATCAAATGAATTTGAATCGACATTGAATGGCGTTCGAATCGCACACGAATCGCATCCGAATGGGGTTTTTATTGCGCTTTGTTTTTCGGGCCTCTCGTGGTGTATTGCTTTCAATCGCTTATTTAACGGGCTTTTTTCGGGCTTCTTTTGCTTTGTTTACTTGTGCCTTTGGTTTTATCCCCTATACTTGACGACCCTAACCTTGGGCCTCTTGTCTTCCTTGGCAGTAGGAAAGAAGTATCGAAAGTCAATGGCAAAATAAGCTCC